ATGACGAACATAGAACCAAAGGTAGCTGATGCAGGCAGATACACAATGACAGAGACCTGCAAGGTATTGGGCATCCATCGCAACACCCTGCGCAGATGGGTGCAGGCTGGAAAGATGAAGTTCAAGTTCCGCAGAATCGACAACCGCAAGGTTATCGAGGGCGCAGAAATCAAGAGAGCGTGGAGGGTTGCCCTATGAGCAAGTTATCAATCAATATGCGCAGGATGATCGTGAAGTACACAGACATCTGCTGGCTTATCACTAACTGGAAGGCGAACCGCAAGACCAGAAAGTGCTGCGAACTGAACAACAAGTGCTATTTGGAGGCAGAGCGAAGAATCCAGTACAGAGAGTTTCAAGGCAACCTTTGCCTTGCACTGGATAACATACCGCTCATACCACTGGACGGAATTGGCGGAAACGAGGTATTGAAGTCGTACCGTGAGACCTTCCAAAGTTACATATTCAATCAGAGAGGAGGAAATAAATGAGGAAGATAATCGAGGAGTGCAGGAAGAAGATGTACGAAGCCATCTGGCTGGAGATAGACCGAGACCCACAGCGACCAGCGGTTGCAAGGGTGGACATCAAGACCAAGGCAGGAGGCATCTGCGTATGGTGCGACAGCGTGGGCAACATTGCGGTCGTGACGCACAAGGGCAGCAATAACGACAGCGAGCGGTTGGAGGAAGCCATCGAGGGCTGCGTCAACTACAAGGACGTGATGGACGACTGGCTGGAGGAGAACAGCCAGCACGCATACCAAGACCCAATGGACACCTTCGAGGAAAGCAGGCTCGACAGCCTTATGGCTCAACTGGTTTAAGCTTTAAATTATTATAACGGTTATTTGACACTAAAATCCCCACAGCGGTGGGCAAAGGGCGCACGCAAAGATTCATATTGGTTAGAATGGTTAATGTTTTTTTCGTTGTTAGTGTTTACTGCAAATATGCGGAAACTGACAGCGTGCGCCCTACAACGGAAGGGCATCCCTCGGCAGCTGGCAAGGGGGGGTAAGTTTTGGCAGTCAACTGGGGTTCGAATCCCCAGCCTTCCACTAGAGTTAATTAGATTATGTTGAACTAGAAATTGAACGAATTATGGACAATGAGATTATTCAAGTAAGCGGTGGCGAAATGCTGGAAGCCATCAACCGCTCGGAGATTGACGGACAAATTGCAACAGCGCACAAGTTCCCGAGAGACATAGCCCAGTGCAAGCAGAATATGGTAGCACTGGCAGCGATGGACGATGATGTGGCATACAACTGCTTCTACCACCTGGAGCGCAAGGGCAAGGACGGACAGATTTCAATTATCGAGGGTCCGAGCGTGAGATTCACCGAGATTATATCAGCCTGCTGGAAGAACCTCCGCATCGCTGGTCGCATCATCGCAAACGATGGCAAGACCATCACGGCACAAGGCATCTGCCACGACCTCGAGAGCAATGTTGCCTACTCCGTGGAAGTGAAGCGCAGCATTCTGACCTCGAAGGGCTACACCTTCTCGCAGGATATGCAGGTTGTAGTTGGCAATGCAGCCGTGGCGATTGCCCAGCGTAACGCAATCTGCAAGGTCGTGCCGCAGGTGCTGATTTCAAGCGTAGTCAAGGAGGTGCAGGCGAAGGCACTGGAGCACATCAAGCAGACTGGCGTTCAGAGCCAGTGGAAGAGCTGCGTTGCCTGCTTCCAGGTTTACCAAGTGACCGACATTATGCTGATGGAATACCTGGGCAGGAAATCTGCCGAGGAAGTCACGGCAGAGGACATTCAAAAGCTGGGCGGTGTGTACAATGCCATCAAGGAAGGTACGACCACCGTAGAGGATACATTCAAAAAGCCAAAGCAGCAGGAAGCCATCGCACAGCAGGCGCAGGCAGCTGCCGATGATGCAAAGAATAAGGCGCAGCAGGCAATGAGCCGAAGCCAGGGCAAGACTGGCAAGGCAGAGAAGAAATAAGCCATTTTATTATAACGTTAAGCCCGAACCGCCACGGTGCAACCTATGGGGTGGGGTCCCATCACGAATAAGGGAAGCCGTGGCAACTTTTTAAACATTCAGACAATGAAACAGATAATCAAGTACAAGAACAGAGAGGAGTGGTTGCAGAACCGCTCGAACGGAATAGGTGCAAGTGAAGCAGGCACGGTGCTTGGACTGAATCCGTGGGAGACACCATACCAGTTGTGGAGACGCAAGAAGGGTATCGACCCACCAAAGGTTGAGAACTTTGCGATGGTTGCAGGACACCTGCTTGAGGATGCCGTGGCGCAGTTCTTCCAGCGAGAGAGTCACTGCCACATCATCAAGGCGAGCACTGACGACTACACCATCACGAACACCGATGCGCCATATCTGAGAGTAAGCCCGGACCGCACCTTCTGGAGAGCCGGGGCAACGCACAATGAAGCGAGCAAGAGCATCCTCGAGTGCAAGACCACGCAGATGCAGATAGATGCAGACGATCTTCCGAAGCATTGGTTCTGCCAGTTGCAGATGAACCTCGGAGTGGGAGAATACAAGGACGGAGCACTTGCCTGGCTGACAGCAGGCAGGGAGTTCGGCTACCGTGACATCGACTTCGACCCCGAATTTTACAGATGGATGCGTGACGAGATAACCAAGTTTTGGATTGACTACATCGTGGGCAACCAAGAGCCACCAGCCTACAGCGCACAAGACGTTCTTCTGAAGTCTCCACTGCACAAGGCAGGAAAGGAGATTGAAGCCACTGCCGAAGTCGGGGATATGCTCATCGAGTTGAAGGACATCAAGGAGAAGGGCAAGGCACTGGAGAGCCGACAGAAGGAAATCGAGGACAACTTGAAGCTGTTCTTCGGTGACGCAGAGAGCATCGTGGACGGAAACGGCAAGACGCTGGCAACGTGGAAAGCACCGAAGGCGAGCGAGAAGTTCGATGCAAAGGCTTTTCAGACTGACCATCCCGAGGAATGCGCTGCCTACATCAAGCAGGTGCAGGGAGCAAGAAGATTACTCATCAAGTAAATTTTCAAGCTTATGATGCACCAAGTATCGACAACAGACATCAAGGCGATTGTGGGCTATCTGGAAGCCTACATCGCCAAGATGAAGACAGAGCCACGACTTCTCAGTACAAGGGAAGTCAACCAGACTCGCAGGGCTACCGTGCTCAAACGGAAGCTGGAAAAGAAACTATCATTATCAGAAAAATTATGAACGATTCATTTATACTATACACTTCAGACTATCAGCTAATCGAGGGGCTTACGGATGAGCAACTCGGGCAACTGACTCGGGCACTCTTCATATACGCAAGGGATGGCGAGGTTATCAATCTAGAACCAGTCGTGCGTATGGCTTTTGTCTTTATCAAAGATAAGATTGACAGAAACCAGCAGAAGTACCAAAAGAAATGCGAACGGTTGCGAGCCAACGCACAAAAGCGTTGGGGAATGCAAAAGGATGCAAACGATACAGAAGCATACAACCATATACAAAAGCATACAAAAGAATGCAAAAGTATGCAATTGCATACAAAAGGATGCTTATATGATAGTGATAGTGATAGTGATAGTGATGTTTCTAACGAAACAGATATATTAGAACCTTCTAAAGAAGGTATTCTGAGTGCATCGGTCAAGACCGAAGCACCTGCTGGCGGCAAGGTTTCGAAATCTCAGAAAATCGACTACGCAGGCATCAAGGAATACTGGAACCGCAAGCATTATGAGACGAAGAGCGTGATGCCACCTATTACGCTTATGACCGAGAACCGCAAGGTAATGGTCAAGGCAAGGCTACGCCAGTGTAAGGGAGACGTGAAAATTCTGTACCGGGCAATTGACATCGCGATGGCTTCTGACTTTATGAACGGAAACAACAAGAAGGGATGGGTTAGCAAGTTTGACTGGATATTCGGCAATGAGCAGAACTTCACCAAGGTGCTTGAGGGAAACTTCAACAACACCGAGCCAGCATCAAGCCAGCAGCCGCAATCGGCAGAAGCCAGGGCGCAGGATCCAGCGGCAACGGAAAGGCTGAGCATCGGGGAACGCTACGAGCTAGCCAAGCACCGACAGCCAGCATCCCAGCAGAGCCAGGACAACAAGTTCCGATGGGTAATCCAGCAGAACCTTGCCGACTTGAAGAAGAACCCAAGGAACAAGCCAGCCAAGGATTCACTGGCGAGATTCTACGAGAAGGGAGTTCTGCAGCGGCTGGGCATCGACTGGAAGCCCGAAAAATAACGAATTATGGCAAAATAAGCCGCTCTGAGCCGTTTTCTCGGTTCGGACGGTAAATTATATAAGGCAAACAGATTTTAAACGCTTAAAACGAAAGAATTATGGAAAAAGAAGTAATTGTAATTAATGAACCGAACGAAATAGCCAAGGATTTCGAGGAAGGTACGCTTCTGAATGTAGAAGGCAAGGTTCTCAAAGTTGAGAATGATACTTGTAATGAAAGTGGCTGCAATGTGTGTGCCCTTGATGCCGAGGAACTGGGCGAGTATTGTGCTTGCGCATTTTGCGGAGATTGTCACTTTATAGAGATTGAACAATGAATGATATGAAGAAAATCAAAAGCAAGAATGTTCAGAACTATGTTATGAACGACATGGTGTTTAAGGTTGATATTCCAAGGCTCTTGAAAGAAATAGCTGAGTGTTCAAAAGCCACTCCCTATCCAGTGACTTTTACGATTTTGACACGTGTACTTGGAATACTTGCAGAAAGGGCTATTGAGATAGATGACCCTGCACTAAACATCATTATGATGCATCTTGGACTCTATGAAGGAGTGCACGATAAGAACGCAGGTGAGGTTATATCTAGATTACGCAAGTTGATTGCTGACAATCAAAAATCGGGGGAATAACTATGAATGAATTATTTTTTCACGAATGCAGAGCCGCTGGGCTTGTGTTCAAGACCTCGGACGACTGGTTCAAGTGGCTGACCGATAACAGCTACGACATCAAGAAGCCGGTCGCAGAGCACGAAGGCTTCAAGTACACCATCAAGGATTTCTGCATCAATCCGCACGTAATCGAGTATTCCGTAGAGGGTGCAGATAACTGGGGATGGAAAGTAACGACCGCCAAGACGCAGTTCGGATGGATATGGGGGTTCAGTATTCAGAACGGAAAGACCAGGTATGACAGCCAGGTCGGCTACCCGAGCAGATATGATACTCTCAGCATCTTCTACGGCAGTGAGGCAGAAGCGGTTCAAGATGCACTGACCTACATCATCGGCTACCTTTCGGAGAAGGCTGGAACCAAGAACATCAGCCTTCTCATCTGGGCAGCCAAGAAGAAGCGGGCAGACATCGTTCATCCACAGATGGAACTTTTCAAATAGTTATCATATAAACCGTATTGGCTATGAACAGAGTTGATAATATTAAACTGGTCCGTGGGTGTGGTCTTCATCATCTGACAGTCGGAGACAGAGACATCTGGCTGGCAGATGATGAAATCAAGGCACTCGAATGTATCCTAAAGGATTACAATGCGGACACAAACAATTTTAAACGTAGTTGAAAATGAAGAAGATAGAAATCATCACGGACAGCCACCGCCATCACGTATACGTTGGCAACACCGACTTCTGGCTCGATACCATGGAGCTGGTTGAACTGTACAAGAAACTGGGACGCACCAAGCTGTAACAGAAAAAAGAAACAAGAGTAACAAACAATAAAAACATTCAGATTATGGAACATAAAGATTTTGATATTTACGAGATTTTGAAGGGTGTGCCTGTTGGCACTAAGTTATATACGCCAATGTGCGGAAAGGTTGGATTCGCTTATCTTGCAACCAACAAGGAAGCAGGGGAAGCAATCTGGACTACGGACAAGAACGGAGAGTACACCTACAACAAGAACGGCAGATGGATGGAGGAAGGAGAAGTCCTACTTTTCCCATCCGATAAAATGAGAGACTGGAGCAAGTTTGCCTGGAAGAAGGGAGACGTGCTGGTTACCGAAGATGGTAATGCGCATATTATCTTCGAGAAGTTTACGGATGATACTTACACAATTTTTGCTGGTAAGTATTATTATTGCAAAAATGGCGCAAAAGGATATACTTACCTCAGAGAATGTGATAACGCCATAACAGAAGAATTCACTCTCGAGGCAGAGGATGCAGCCAATACCTACATCAGCAACATCGAGAAGCGATTGGGCGGCAAGCTGAACCGGAAGACCCTGGAGGTTGAGGAGCCGAAGAAGACAGTGTTTGAGTTGGGCAACCTTTACGTCTTCAACGAGGAAGACGAGGACGGAGAGCTGACAATCATCGGCAAGCTCATCGGCAAGAACGAGAGCGAGGACACGCTGACATTCGGCAACCAGTACGAAATCGAGACCGAGAAGTTCGTGACCGACCAAGCCTTCGACCTGCGCATCAGCGTACACGAGGAACTGCGAGAAGCAACAGAGGACGAAGCCATCACTTTTCAAGAGGCTTACACCCAATGGGTTGAGAAAGAGAAGAAAGCGATGAAAGCGAAGGAGCAGCCAGGCTTCAAGCCTTTCGACAAGGTGATGGTGAGGAGCGGAGATAATTACAAGTGGCTTCCTGCGTTCTTTGTTCGTGACCGTGGAGTTGGGTTTGAGTGGAGATACAAAGTCCTGCCTATCCATAGCGGAAAAGTAGCTGACTTCACCAGCTGCATCCCATTCGAGGGACACGAGAACATCGCCTTCACTGACTACGATATCGAGAACCTACCATTCTAGGGCGTATGGCGAGCGAACTGTGCAAGGCTTGCGAGGGAGGGCGGAACTGCATTAACGGCAGGTACTGCCCAACTCGCAGGCGATATGTTGAACACCAAGACATCAAGGAATGCAATGGGAAGAAAGAAGAAGTACACTGACGAGGAAATTAAAGAGCACAATCGAGAGAGAGCACGCAGATACTACGTCCTGCACCGTGACGAGATGATGAGGAGGAACCTGGAATGGAGAAGGGCGAACCCCGACAGAATCAGAGAGTACGGAAAAAGGCAGCGCAAAAGGCGCAACGTCTCTCAGTACAACTCGGAGTATTACCGCAAGAACCGACAGAGATTGATTGAGCTTGCGAGCGACTGGAGAAAGGCGAACCCCGAAAAGGTCAAGGGTTACAACGACAAGCAGAAGAAGCTGCGGAGAATTGAAGCCGAAAGAAAGAAGCTGGATAGGGCAAGCCTGGAAGCGCAGGCTTCCATTTTCCGTGATCCGCAGGCGGCAGAGCACTTCAAGTGGCTTGCAGAGCGTGTAAGAAGAAAGAAGGAACAATCCTTGTCCCAGGCGGCAAGATAAGTACTTAACCAGCGAATGAATGCCGCAAACGGCAAAAACATAAAGTTTAACACATTTGAGACCGTATCGTTTGCGCTCAATGTAATCACTTAAATTATTAATCTGGCAACTCGGAAAGACGAGAGTCGTCCGGCATTCATTCCGATTAAAAAGAAAGCGAGGTGGAACACAAAGAAATAGAAGAAATAACAGAAGACAGCTAAGTGCAGGAATCCCGAAACAAGGAACATCGGGAACTTCCTGCAACCTAAAGAGGGAGGTGCTTGTAAGATAAACTCATTCGGTACGAGATATTCTTTATTTTGCATATCGCCAGGCACTCCCTCGATTTTTCCGTTTCAAGCCAGCAGAACGATGAAAGGAGAAAGGACTATAGGATAGAGGATAGTAGTAGGGAGCTAGCGCACAAGCGCACACAAGCGCACACACGCACGTAAGATTCCGCAACCCGAACAACTACCCACAGACAAAGAGATAACGGCTTAGAACGAAAATTTCAAGAAAATAACGAAAAAAGAAAATCAAAAATAAAACAAAAGTAAAACGAAATGGAAAAAGGAACAGTTATAATCGGAATCGACCCCGACATCAAGGAAAGCGGTGTCGGAGCAGTATTTGACGATAGAAAATTCTTAGCCTACAAGATGAACTTTCCAGCTTTAATAGACTACCTCAAGGCAATGAACGAGAGCTGCAAGAAGGTTAAGGTCGTCATTGAAGGCGGCTGGCTCAACAAGAGCAACTGGCACGTGCTAGGCAGATTTATGTCAGCAGTCAAGGCAGCAGCAATCGGACGCTCAACCGGGATGAACCATCAGACCGGAATCCTTATCGTAGAATGCTGCGAGCATTACAATATCCCCTACGAGATAATCAAGCCGCTGAAGAAGTGCTGGAAGGGCAAGGACGGAAAAATAACACAAGACGAAATCGCCTACTTCATCAGCTCAGACGGAAAGCTCCCGAGAATGAACCAAGACCAGAGAGACGCACTACTCCTCGCCTGGGTGTGTGCTGGATACCCGGTCAAGGTCAAGCCAAAGAAACAAGAAACAACCCTTCAGAAGACCATCAGAGCCTTTGATGGATAAAATAAAACGAAGTGTTGGAAAAAGTTAAAAGTGGGCAAAGGACAAACAACTAAAGCAAAAAAGTCGTATCTTTGCGCCAGTGTTTATTAAATAAGCACGAATTTCGAACTTAAAACAAGAAGAAAATGAAAACAGAAGAAATCGCACTATCGAGGGTCAGCGAGAACGAAGCGAACCCTCGAACCATAACAGAGGCGAACTTCCAAAAGCTGGTAAAGAGCATCCTTGTATTTCCTAAGATGCTCCAGCTTCGCCCGATAGTCGTGGATGAGACCTACAAGGCACTGGGTGGCAATATGAGAACGAGAGCACTCTGCCACATCGTGAGTATGACACCCGAAGCCATTATGGACGTTCTCGACACAGACCAGCGACTGACCGATGCAGAGAAGCTGGCAATCGCCAACTACTGGAGCCAGTGGAAGGAGCAGCCGACTGCAACCATCGTTAAGGCATCAGACCTCACAGAAGCGCAGAAGAAAGAATTCATCATCAAAGATAATGCAGGCTTCGGAGACTGGAACACAGAAGAACTGGCGAACCAGTTCGGAGACCAGCCGTTGACGGACTGGGCAATCCCACAATGGATTCTCGGTATGGCAGGCATCAGCAATGAACAAAAGGAGGGGGGCGATACTCCAACGGAAGGAGAAGGAGCACCGAAACCAAGCCTAGTGGATAAGTTTGTCGTTCCTCCCTTCTCAATCCTCGACACACGCCAAGGCTACTGGGTTGAGCGCAAGAAGCAATGGCGTGCCATCGTTTCCAGCAAGGACATCGGGGCAAGCCGTGAACAGACCCTGGTCCGTTCCAAGGAAATGCGATACAAGGAACTGTACTCCAAGAGCGAAAAGTTCAGAAAAGAGAAAGGCATCTCTTTCGATGAGTATCTCGAGTACTATGTATCGCCCGAAGAGAAAGCCAAGGCGGACCGTAGCGTATTGGCGCAGGGTACAAGCCTTTTCGACCCAGTACTGGCAGAAATCATTATGCGATGGTTCTGCAAGCCACACGGAAAGATTATCGACCCATTCGGAGGAGAACAGACCAAGGGCGTTGTTGCTGGTACGCTGGGCTACGACTACCAAGCAGTGGAAATCCGCAAGGAGCAGGTCGACATCAACACAGAAGCGACCAAGGACTACGGCAGCGTGAAATATTTCTGCGGTGACTCTAACAACATCGGGCAGATAATCAAAGACAGCGATTTCGACCTCTGCTTCACCTCGCCACCATATTACGACCTCGAAGTCTATAGCAAGGAGGATATGAGCGCACTCGGCACATACGAGGAGTTTATGAGCCAGTACGAGAACATCTTCAAGCAATGCGTGGATAAGATGAAGGACGGTTCATTCCTGGTTGTCAAGATTGGAGAGGTGCGAAACAAGAAGAACGGAGAGTACCGAAATTTCGTTGGCGACAATATCTCCACCTTCCTGCGGCTCGGTCTTCACTATTACAACGAACTTATCTTGATCGAGCAGGTCGCGTCCCGATGCCTTAGAGCCGATGGCGGTATGAAAAGCCGCAAGACACAGAAGTGCCACCAGAACGTGCTCGTTTTCTATAAAGGCGAAATGGACGAAATCAAGAAGACGTTCGAGGATATGCGACAGCCCGAAAAGATGCACTCCAACGTTCTGGTATTCTACAAGGGCGACCCGAAACACGTTCAAGACCATTTTCAGCCCATCGAATACAACGAGGAAGAAGCACAGCAGCTTGCGGACACCTTCAACAGCGTAGCACCGCCAGCAGGCGAGGAAGAGCAACCAGCAGAGAAAGGAGGGCAGGATGGACAAGGCACAGACGATTGACATCAGCAGAAGTGCGAAGACTATCCGTGCCCACATCATCAAGCGGCACATGGAAGAGAACCACATCGACCGCTGCGTCTGCTTTTCCTGCGGCAACGCATCAAGAGCCATCAAGGATGCCGGAATCCCCTGCGTGGAAATATCGCCCGGTGGCGACCTGAGTGCGAACCGCTGGTGGAGTATGAACGAGATACGCAACACCTTCCCCGATTCCTTCGATGCAACGAGCGGACACCTGCCAATGGATATGATGAACCAACTGGCAGCAGAATACAGAATCATCCTTTCCGACACCATCAAGGAGGGGCATACCTACACCATACCGACTGGCAGCGGTGAGACCGTCATCTGCTTGCGGATGGCTTTCCCTAAGTCGCGGTTCATCGCCCAATGGGATAACCAAGACCCAAGCTGCGAGTACTCAGACCAAGCACCGATGGCGCAACTGGTAAAAGCCACCGGGGAATGGGAGATAATAAACGGATGAGACGATATGCGGGCGTATGTGGCGCGTTCTCAAACTATGCGTATAACTAAGCGTGATTGGAACGTTCGAGCCGTGTGCGCAAAATTCGCACAAAATAACCTCCAAGGGAGCGGAAACGAAAAAGGCAGGAGTTTAACCCCTGCCCATCGCTTTGAGAATACACTGGTTGATGAAGTCGCTGCGGTCTTTCTTTTCGACTCCTTCCAAGATGTTAGCCACGTCCTCGGTAGCACCGAAATAGAATGTTGCAGCGTATTTCTTCGTTCGCCCTGCACCCTTGCGAGCACCTCCCCAAGACTTGGAGGTAGTTTCATTCGTAGTATTCATAATGTTAAAAATTTGGTGATATGAAAAATAATTCGTAAATTTGCAAACGAAATCCCAAAGTGGGGTGGTGGTTCGAGCACCACCCCTTGGAGCTTAGAATAATCTAATCGTAAATGATAAGATTTCTATTTTCCAAATCTTCAATGAAATTTTCAGTACGTTCATAAGACTTTGGGATTTCATTTTACTTTTCCCTCATCCTCGGAGGGTTTCAGTAAATAAGGACTCTTCCCTTATTACGTTTGCAAAGATACGAAATTTATTTGAAATATGCAAGTTTTTCAAGTAGAATTTTTATAAAAAATCAAGTAAATTTCAAGAAATCAAAATATGCCACAAGGTAACAACAACAAGTTAAGGGCACAGCGCATCGACATCGAGAACCGCCTACAGATTATCGCACCCTTATACCGCAAGGGATGGACTGAGCGGGAAATCACGGCAGAGGTGAGGAAACGTCTCGACAGACCGAAATACAATCAAGCGCACTGCGACATTCAGCGGTTATTGAAGGAGTGGAGGGAAGAGAGACTGACCGACACGGACGAAAAGATAACCAGCGAGGTGGCAAGGTTGAAACTGGTAATACGTGAAGCGTGGGAAGCCTGGGAGAAATCCAAGGAAGACTACCACGAAAAGACAGCGACCCAGCAGGGACTGCCTATCGTAGATGAGCGAGGAAAGCAGATTTCAATCGAGACCGTCAAGGCGATAATGTACGATGCCGAGAAGCGAGGATTCGGAGAACCACGCTACCTCGACATCATCATCAAGGCAGAAACGCAGATTTGCAAGCTGCTCGGACTGGATAAGGTCGTGCTTGATTTGAACGCAGGCTTCCAAGGCGGCATCGAGGTACGCTACATCAATTCGGGGCACGAATGTGCATCCAGCGAGCAGGAAGTAATCGAGCGTGAGGGATTGGATGAAGATTAATTTTACCATAAATTGTTTTAAGTTTTAGTTTGTTTGAAGAATGGCACTATTTGACGTTATTGGTGAGTTGTACGCCCCGAATGCGGACGTGAAGCCAAGGTTTCTCGTGAACCAAGGAGGCACGTCCTCGGGGAAGACATACACCATTATGCAGCGTCTTATAGTGCTTTCTTTTGAGCATCCGATGGCAATTATCACGGTGTGCGGTCAAGACCTCCCGAACTTGAAGGTGGGAGCCATGCGAGACCTCGACACAATCCTGCACACAAGGGCAGAGCTGCTGGACTGGTTCAAGAACAACAAGAGCGACAGCAGCTACAGAGGAAAGAACGGCTCAATCATCGAGTTCAAGAGTTACCAGGATGCGCAGGATGCCAAGAATGGTAAGCGTGACTACCTGTTCGTGAACGAGGCGAACGGTGTTCCCTACGAAGTGTTTTGGCAGCTTGCAATCCGAACCCGAAAGCAGGTGTTTATCGATTACAATCCAAGCGCAAGGTTTTGGGTGCACAACAACATCATCGGAAGGGATGACTGCCGTTTGATACTGAGCGACCACCGGAACAACCGATTCCTTACTGAGCAGGAGCACAAGAAGATTGAGGAGATTGACGACCCCGAACTTTGGAGAGTGTACGCTAGAGGATTGACTGGAAAGATAACCGGGCTTATCTTCACCAACTGGGGCATCGTTGACAAGCTGCCACCAAGGGAGGAGTGGAAGATGGAGTGCAGGGGTATGGACTTCGGATTCACCAACGATCCAACTGCGCTGGAGCACGTTATTCTCGCACACGGTGAGCTTTGGGTGGACGAGGAAATCTACCAGCCCGGACTGACGAACGAAGACATCGCAGACCGATGCAAGGAGCAAGGACTGACGAAACGAGACCTTATCATTGCGGACTCGGCAGAGCCTAAGAGCATTCAGGAGATACACAACCAAGGGCTGTGGATAATAGGAAGCACCAAGGGAGCGGACAGCATCAACAACGGCATCGACATCTTGAAGCGTTTCCGCATCAACATAACCAGACGAAGCCACGGCATCATCGAGAATATGCAGCAATACAAGTGGAAGAAGTCAAGGGATGGAGAGACCACGAACCAGCCTATAGACGCATTCAACCACGGCATAGACGCAATACGATACGTAGCCTTGAAGAAGTTATCCGTAGCAAGCCACGGAACGGCTAGGGCGCACGTATTGAGACAATAACTACGACAAAATTATAAAGCGTATGGATAAGAACACTACATTCAAGTATTGGCTGGCAGTGGCAAGGCACACCAGCTATAAAATCGGCAAGCAGCCACGACCAGCTTTTGTCGGGGAGAAACAAGTTCCCGACAATCTAAACCAGCTATCCATCGGGCAGCTTATTGACCTTTCCCAGCTATCAGACAGCGAGGAAAGTCTGTATCAGATAGTGACAACCGTCCTCGGTCTGAGCCACAAGGAAGTGGAGCAGGCTAGGGCGGTTGATGTCGTTATGCTCATCGGTTGGGTAACATCAGAGGTGGAGCGCATCAACAAGCTCTTCGAGAGCACCGACACAGCGAAGCCAACGAGACTGGAGAAGGAGGCAGGCATCGACACCCTGCGCTTCGGACTGTTCGGCATGCTGGATTGGTATGCAGTGAGAATGGGCATCAGCGACCACGACCAAGTGCTGAAGACACCGTGGCTTCGCATCTACAAGTGTATGGAGATGGACAACAAGAGAAGCGTGTACGAGCGGAACCTGCAGAAGTTGCAGGCGGAGGAAATGAAACGTAAATCCAGATAATTATGGCAACAATCAGAGAAACATTAAAGCAGTTGGCAGCAGACACGCTACCGGACTACACCTACCTTTTCGAGGACTGGGACACAGCGGACACCAAGCTGGAGAAGCTGAGCTACCCGGCAATCGTGTGCATCATACCAGCCAGCGGAACGACAGAGATACGCAACGGCAGGGTTTACGACACCGTGAACGTTGCCCTGGCTTATCTCGACACCGTACCGAGGGGAGCGGAAGGAGAAGACAACGGAGAGTGCATCGACCGAATGAAGGTGGCAGGGGCAAGGATGATACGAGCCATCAACCAGTCGCACCAGTTCGAACCGCTGGAGGGGCAGCAGTACTACGAGACCATCATCGAGCGGCTGAGCACGATCGTGTCGGGCGTAATGTACTCCCTGCAACTGACACAGAGCATAGGAGGGTGTGTGGTATGAGCAAGGGAGGTATTCAATTCGACCCCAAGGCGGCATCGCTGATAATGAGGGAGGAAGTGGAGAGAGCACGGCAGCTTATCATCAACCACATCAGAATCAACGGACAGAACGCATCGGGGCGCACCATAGCGAGCCTAAATGTGGAGCAGCCCAGCGAGGATGAGACCATCCTTTGGGGACACAAGCCATTCGGTGTGCTGGAGACTGGACGAAGGGCAGGAAAGATACCATACGGATTCCGTGGCATCATCCGCCAGTGGATGAAGGACAAGGGACTGCACGGCACACCTATCCCCTACAAGACCCAGCGACCGCACAAGTACACACCGCAAGAGCGTGGCGATATGAGTATGGCAGGGGCAATCGCCAACACCATCGCCAACAAGGGTTCTAGGCTGCACCGCACTGGCGGCAGGGCTGACGTGTACAGCAACGTTGTGCCCGACACGATGAAACGGCTGGGGCAGCGACTTATTTTCTTAATCCACCAGTCGGTGGGGAGTATCAAACTAAACAATGAGACGGTATGAGACAGACAACGAAAAACGGCATCACGATTAAGTATGCGGACGCTGTAGGCTTCGCATTCCTTCCCTGCATCATCAAGGCAAGCGGCTCGGGCGTTGCGAGCATCGAGACAACCATCAGCAGGGAGACCAGGGCGCACACGTACAGCGTGGAAGCGTTTGCAGAGAACTGCATCATGGACTACCGGGAATATGTGCAGGCACTCTTCGATGGCATCAGCTTCGGGAACATTGACTACAACAACAAGGAGATTCAGCAGAGCAAACTCGGGGCAGTGTTCAATATTTCCGTGAAGGTCAAGGACAGCGAGGGGAGCGACCTTGCTACATTCAGCTACACGACCTTCTACGTTTGGGGAGCGATGAGGGCAGGCGAGACGTGGAACGGATTCAAGAGGCTCACTTGGTTCACGCATTTTCCTTTCTCCTTTGGCTTTTATCTCAATGCGGCTTCCCAGATACTTGTCGGCTACGAGGGAGCACCGAACAAAATGGTTAAGCCGGGCATCGATGGCATCGTGGACATCAACGCCAGCGTTCTGCCAAGCAAGGCGAGGTACTGGAACATCTACGACTACGATGGCAATATAGAGCAGGGAACGTTCACGGACGTTTTCGACCTTACCTTTGCGATGGCGAGCGGTGGCAAGCAGTCTCTCCTTGCAAGGATAGAAAGGAACGACACGGAGAAGGGCATTTATCTTCGGTGGGTTGACCGACACGGCTTTTACCGTTACTGGCTATTCACGCAAGGCGATGAGAGCAGGGCGATAAGCAGCGACACAAGCTTCATTCGCAACAACCTCGGAGGGTATGACGATACGATATTCGGCTACCTCGGAGCGAACGGCAGACGGCAGGGCTACAGCAGAGAGGACACCATACCTCTTTGCGCATCACTTGTGGACAGCGAGACGTTCGATTTTCTGCAAGACCTAGCCAGCAGTCCGGTCGTGGATATGTACCTCGGGGGCAACAAGTGGCAGAGCGTTACAATCAAGGCAGGAACGTACACAAAGACAACGGCAGAGTTGCAGGATTTCGTCTGCAACCTAGTTATTAACGATACACAGATTCAGCAGCTATGACAGACCAGCAACTTTACATCGATGGCATCTTGATGGATATGAGCGAGGAAACGGCAATCACGCTCGACATCAAGAGCAACCTTTTCCGTGACATCACGAAAATGACCGCCAACACGACATACACCATCAACCTGCCCAAGACAGCACACAATATGGCGGTGCTGGAGTTCGCAGGGAAACCGAGCACAAGCAGCAAATACCCCTATATTTTCCACACAGCACGTTATTTCCGTAACGGACTGGAGATTATCCGCAACGGAAGGGCAAGCGTCCTGAGCGTAAAGGAAACCATCGAAATTTCGATTTATTGGGGATTGTTCCAGGCACTTGCAACGCTTCAGTCGTCTGACTTGAAACTGAACGAGTTAAATTGCACGAAGTATCTGCGGTTCAACAGAAACAACAGCTCCTACACCTACGAGAAGGCGATTTCCGAGGGAGTTTTCTATGGAACCTATGACCCTGCAGCGGTCAAGACATCAAGCGAGGATTGGCAGGGCTATGACCGCAACGTTGGAGGGAACAGCAACACGACATATTCACTCGTTGACGGCAAGATAAGAACAGGAACAGAGGTCGGAATATATGTATCTGGAGAGGTGCTGACCGATGGTGCCTACCGGTGCACAATCATACCTTTCGAGGCTGGAATGAGAGCGACCATCAGCAAAGTGTTGGGAAAGGGGGACTATCGAACCTGGGCAATACTCGATACCAACAAGAACATCGTGAGCCTTGCTGCGGATGCAGGAACAACCGAGGCGGAAACCAATCCGACCATACCAGCACCCGACCCGATTTTGCAGGCAACAATAGGTGCAGGCATCCTTTGCGCCAGTGGAGACACGAAAACAGCTATGACGACAATCAGCATCCGATTTGCATTGATGGACGAAGCACCAGCAGGGCAGGTGGAATACGGAAGCTACGACCCTGCCACCGGGTTTACGGAAGCCTGGGGAGTGGAAGACATACCAGCAGACAAGGGTGGAACAGAAATTACGGTGAACGTAACCAAGTATAAGCAGGCAGGAAGGCTCATCTACGTGAAGCCATCAAAGGACGGAATGCTCTACTGGATAGCAGGCGAAGGTTCGGAAAGCAACTACTACGTTTCGGGCGGAACACAATACGAGACATCGAGATTCGCACCATACAGCGTGATGTACACCAGCGAGAGTGAGCCAATCGATATAGACCTTCAAGCACCAGCCACGGCAGAGTGGCTTGTCATCAACGCAATCAAGGAGTACAGCAGTGGAACGACCATTCAAGTTAAGAGCGAGACTGAGAGCCGGGCGAGAGCCAGCAGCAGGGAAGTACAGACTTCTTCGAGCGGAGGCGGTTCGTTTGGCGGAGGTGGCTCTTTTGGTTATGCTGACAAGGGAGCAATCCAGCCAAGCGTGACGGCACAATATATTCTAGACCTTATCACGGCACAGACCGGGGTTGCATTCGGATGGAGCAGCCAGGCGAAAGAGACCATCAAGGGGCTTGCGGTCCCATTAATTACGAGAAAGGCAGATGCACAGACGGTCGTAGGCAGCTTTGAGGGTACTTTCATCGCAACAACGAACCTCGGCATTCTTGAATTCCAGCCAACGAGCCTATCGGAGGTTTTCGATGGACTGGAACTTGCGAACAGATACAGCCAGCTGAAAGTAAAGATTGCCTGCACGATGATTTTCGATGTTCAGATAAACTGGTCGTGGGATGCATCGAATGCACGACCGAATGGGCACATCGGAAACTCTTACGAAGGCTCTACCGAATTGAACGGAGTATATCAGTATGATCCTTGCTATGTTGAAATCAAGGTTGTTTCAAAGCATACGAGCGACCAAGAGGAAAGCGAGTACACCAAGACATACATCGCAGGCAAGGAGATAGAAGAAGATGATGCTTATTCTAGAACGTACATTACAGACTACGACTCGGACAAGGTAAACGGACGGTTCATACACCTTGCAGCAGGGCGAGGGGAGATTCAACTTGAAGAGGGTGACATCGTGACCTTCGAGTTCAAACACTACGGTAAGGGAGTCTTGAGGGATTTGCGTGGGTACAACGGACGCATTTATGCAAGCATCAGTCAGAGCGATGAAGTACCCTACGGAGGAAATTTCCCTATCGGCAAGAACCTGCCAGACATCAAGGTGACGGATTTTCTGAAGTGTATCTGCATTCTGACATCAACGTTCCCAAGCCAGCGATTCACCGATGGCAGACTTGCGTTTGCGGATATCGTGATCCTATGGGAAGCCAAGGCGCAAGCGGTGGACTGGACGAAGAAGCTCATCCAAAGCGAAGCCTGCAACCATCCAAGGCAGACCGATTTCAGCGTAGAGGACTACTGCCAGCATAATATCTACAAGTGGAAGGAAGACGACACCGTCTTTCAGAAGCACGATGCGGATATGGAGATAGACAACAAGACGCTGGAATATACGCAGGACGTTTGCACGCTGCCATTCGCAGCCACGGACGGAAACCGCATACCGATATACGAGTGGGAGAGTACGCAACGCACCTTTGGTAGGACCACGTTAACGGTACAGACAGCCACCAAGTACAAGGCGTGCAAAGACCGAATCGTGAATCTTGCAAAGGACGATGCCGGCTATGCGGTATTGACTTTCAATATCGACCTGCAAGGTATCTTCGACAGCAAGCTGGAAAAGTTGAGAAAGACGGTGGCGAATCCACATCAGATAACGGAGCGGTTCAACCTTTCCGATTTGGAGATACTGAACTTTGACGAAACGAAGCCAGTGTACCTTGCCCAGTATGGAGCCTATTTTGCTGTTTTAGAAATCAAGACAACAAACAGCGGATATTGCGAGGTTACAATGATAGAGTTGAACAACTAAAAAGAAAGAACTATGGTAAGTGAAGATAAACAGCAGATTCTTGACATCAAGGTCAAGTACGAGGATGCAATCTATGGCATCATCAGATACAAAGAGAAGATAGACCAGCTAAAGCAATCCATCAAGGACTTGCAGCAGCAGGAAAAAGACAAGACCATCACGACCAACGAGATGAAGGTGCAGACGGAAGCCATCAACGCAACCATCAAGGAGTACCAGTACAACGTGCGTGCCTTGCAGAAGGAAATCCAGAACAACGTGCGCACAGAGAACGAGCAGGAGGGCAGCTTGAAGCAGTTGCGTGCCCAGCTTTCCAATGCCACCAAGAAGTATGACGAAATGGCGAAGGCAGAGCGTGAGGGAGCGAAGGGGCAGGCACTAGCCAAGCACATCAACGAGATAACGGAAAAGCTGAAACTGGCAGAGGAACAGACACAGCGGTACTACCGGAATGTAGGTAATTACTACAACTCTATGCTTGACCTTGCTGCCGACCTTCAGCACGTTGTACCGATGGGTGGCGGTGGAGGTGTTGGCGAAGGTATAAACAGCTTTGCAAACACCGTAGTGAACCTAGGAAAGAACGTCAAGGACATTATACCGAACGTTAAGGCTTTTGGCTCAACCCTTCTTGGACTTGCAACGAACCCAGTGTTCCTGGGGCTGGCAGGAGTTGCAGGCGCAGGAATGGCGTTCAAGTGGTGGTTTGACTACAACAAGGGATTGATGGAAGCCACACGACTGACGAAGGAATTCACCGGGTACACCGGGGAAGCCCTGGAGACGATGAGAAACAGCATCGCAGCCACAGCGGACACGATGGGAAAGGATTTCAAGGACGTTCTCGGAACGGCTGACAACCTTATGGCTAATTTCCATCTATCGGGCGAGCAGGCGATGGACGTAATCAACAAGGGCTTTGCGAGCGGTGCAGACCTATCGGGCGATATGTTGCAGAAGATACAGCAGTATGCGCCTACCTTCCACGATGCAGGAATATCGGCAGACCAGCTTGTGGCGATATTGCAGCAGACCAGAAGCGGCATTTTCAGCGACAAGGGGCTAGACATTATCACTATGGCTAGCAAGAAAATCCGTGAGATGAGCAGCGGAACGGCTTCAAGCCTTGACGCTATCGGCATTTCATCAAAGCAGGTGCAGCAAGACCTAGCCAACGGCACGAAGAATACATTCGACATCATCCAGCAGGTAGCTTCGAAGATGAAGAACTTTGGAGCGGACAGCCAGCAGGTTGGAGATATACTGAAAAACGTCTTCGGAAAGCAGGGAGCGGCAGCTGGTATTCAGCTTATCGAACAGCTCGACACGATTAGCACCAGCCTTGACGAAGTGAAGAAACAGACTGGAGCCTGGGGAGATGTGCAGCTGGAGAACATCAAGTTACAAAAGGAACTGAACACCTATATGAGTTCTATGTTCGATTTCAGTCAAAAGGGCTTTGCATCAATCATCACGGCAGGAAAACAATTCGGAACGAAGGTGCTCATTCAGATAATGAAGGGTTTGTTCAACACCATCAACTACTTCATCGACTGGTACAACGAGAGCCTTCTTTTGCGTGGAGTTATTCAGACACTTGGAGCTGCTTTTCGTGGAGTTTGGTCTGTAGTTAGAGGCGTGGCAAACCTTATCATCGATGCAATGAAACAAGTCGGCAGAAGTCTAAAGGGTGCGCTCGATATATTGGAGGGTATTGTAACGTTCGACCTTTCCAAGGCACAGCAGGGATTCAAGGAGATATTTGACCTTTCCAAGTTTATCAAGGAAGGATGGAATGATATTAAGCAGACTGGCGCAGACTTTGGAAACGCATTCGCTGACGGATACGAGAACGCAGTGAACGGAAGACTGAACCATCTGAAACTTGCGAACCTAGACGGTGGAGCGACCAGCAGCGAGCCAGCAAACGGAAACAAGGGAACGACACCAGCAGCCAAGGGCAGCACCACCAAGACCAAGGCACAGAGAGCCAAGGAAGAAGCGGAAGCCAAGGCAGAGGCAGAGCGCAGGAAAAAGCAGGAAAAGGAATTGCAGGAAGCGATTGCGCTTATCCAGTACAAGTACAACGAGCAAGTAATGGACGCAAAGAAGCGATACCTCGCAGGTATGTACGACAACGAGCGAGACTACAGCAACGACCTCGAACAGCTGGAGAAGGATATGGTGGCAAGGAGCATTGACGCATACGTGGCGGCTGGAGAGATAGGAGCGGAAAAGGCGCAGGAAATGCAGGCTAAGCTGCTCGACATTATGATTAAGGCGAAGGCAGACATCAAGAACCAAGCCAAGGAGATTGTGGACGAAATCAACAAGGAGTTCGAGGAAGCAGAGAAGAAGCGCAGGGATGCGGACATTATGAACGGTGGCACTGGAGAGGAAGACGATGCAGCCAAGCTGGAGAGATACAAGGCTTTCCTAGACAGCAAGATGCAAGCCTACAAGGACTATGCAGCCGTGCAGGAGCAGCTGCAGAAGGATTTGAGCGATGCAGAAGTCAAGGAGCAAGAGGAAGCGAACAAGAAAAAGGCAGCTTTGACGGAAGAGCAACTGAAAATGATGAGCGATATGATACAGACTATGGGAGATGGTCTGTCCGAGTTCTTCGAGAGCGAGGATAAATCGCTACACTCATTCCTTAAATCGATGCTGACATCAATACTTGACGCTATAGAGATAGCTGTTAACGCATACTTTGCCCAAATCCTCGCAAAGGAGATTGCAAGTAAGTCGTGGGGAGGTGTGGCGAGCGCAGCAGCTTTGATGGCACTTGTCAAGGCAGCGTTTGCAGGAGCAAAAGCACTCGTCAAGGGCTTCTCCACTGGTGGATATGTGCAGGGCGCAGGCACTGGAACGAGCGACAGCATCCCGGCAAGGCTTTCTAATGGCGAGAGCGTAATGACCGCCAAGGCGACATCGATGTTCAGCCCGATATTATCCGCATTCAACCAGCTGGGAGGTGGCGTGCCTATCGTAGTAAACAACGGCGGCAGCAACATCGGAATGGATATGCTGGCGGCAGCTGTTGCTAGAGGGTATCAGATGGCTCCCCAGCCAGTAGTGAGCGTGGAAGAGATAAACCGCACCCAGCGGAGAGTGCAGACGATAGAGAATATCGGCAGGATCTAATGGTGTTGTTATTTTATCAAAATTTGCGTTATGAGCGGTTTTTGGTCGAAGGTGGTAAAGTTATACGCCCAAGGCAGTAAAAGCCGCTTAGAACGCAAATTTTCGGCTTGTTTAGGAAAATTAACTGTTTACAAAATAAACATATCGAAAATAATCGTATCTTTGCAGCGTTTTAAAACTTAAAAATAACGTTTCAATGGCTAAACTCAGAATATACAACGACATCGACAGCCAAGACAACAAGTTTTGGTATCAATGGTTTGGTGGTGACTGCGTGTGTTTTCAAGATATAGATGCTTTTGCGGCAAGCATACCGAAGGATGATGATACCATCGATATGCGTATCTTCTGCAATGGCGGCTCGGTTGTCGAAGGCTGGGCAATCTACGACAGACTTCGACAGAGCGGCAAGAAGATAACCTGCACCATTGAGGGCAAGGCTGCTAGTATGGCAACAATCATTATGCTGGCAGCACCAAAGGAGAGCCGCAAGGCATACGAGAACGCTTCATTTCTCCTGCACAATCCGTGGGTTCCCGGCTGGTGTCTGGGCGACCAGCTGAACGCAAAGGACTTGAAGAACCAGGGCGAGGAAATGCAGATGTGGCAGGACAAGATGGTGGACGCATACGTAGAGCGGTGCGGGTGCGACCGGGAAGAGATTCAAGCCTTGATGGATAAGGACATCTTCATCAGCACCAGCGAGGCTTTGCGCCTAGGTCTTGTAAGCAGCACGGTTGCACCAATCAGCGCAAGCGCATCGAAGCGCAACATAGAGCAATTCATTAATTCTAAACAACAAAATCCAAAAGCAATGGAGAAGAAAACAGAAGTAAAGGCTTCTCTCCTCGACAAGATTCTCGCCAAGTTGGGCGTGAAGACACTGGAGGAAGCAGAGCAGGCGGTGGCAGAGCCACAAGCCAAGGTAGAGCCACAAGCCAAGGTAGAGCCAAAGGCAATGGAACTCAACACAGCGGACGGACAGACACTGACCGTAGAGCGTGAGGAGGGAGATCCGCAGGTTGGCGACAAGGCAAGTCCGGACGGAACGTTTGAAATGCCCGATGGCAAGACAATCGTTGTCGAGGATGGTGTAATCACCGACATTAAGACCGCAGACGACACCGACAATGAGGGTGGTGAAGGCGGTGAGGGCGGCAGCGCATCAAGCACCGACAACGACACCGTAGCCAAGTTGCAGCAGCAGGTAGCAGCACTCAAGCAGCAGTTGAGTGACACCAAGGCACAGCTGGCAAGCGCACAGAAACTTGCGAAGAGCAAGGAAGATATGCGCATCTTGAATGCAGTGAAGATGGCAGGCGGTGCGGAGAAGGTGCTTGCAGGCTTCAGCAGCCACTACCAGCCATCACAACGACAGCCAAGCGGCAAGGGCGCAGGAGAGCAGGTGGACGTTAAGGCGGACGCAAAGACTATCAGCGAGAAGGTCAAGGCTTATCGTTCCAAGAAGCGACCAAGCAAGGACTAAAACGTTGTAAGAAATCAAGTAAAAACAAATTAGATAGTTATAAATTATGAGTAATACTTTTGATGTAAAGCAGTTCGAGAACTTTGTCCTCGAACCCGAAAATCTGAAGACCATCAAGGATGCCGTTCAGGAGACGTTCTACAAGGATGAAAACATTGCGGATTTCATCACCATCACTAAGGTCAAGGACGGAGACCCTATCGCAATCATTGGTGAGATGGAGATGGTCGGCAAGGCTGGCAGCGGTTGCGACCCAACGTATGACGAGAAGGGCATCGCCAACAACTTGGAGCGCTGGAAGCTTGGCGACTGGCAAGTACCAATCAAGATTTGCTATGATTCGCTGAAAGGCTCAATCGCTGAGTACAGCTTGAAGACCGGCACAGACATTGGAGACCTCACCAGCACAGACTTCATGGTAATCTACACCGATGCACTGGAGCGTGCTATGAAGCAGATGGTTTGGCGATTCGGCTGGTTTGGTGCTGAGGATGCGCAGACTGTTTCCGAGGGCGGCAAGCTGACCGATGGCTTGAAGAAGGAGTACTTTACCACTTGCGATGGTCTCTTCAAGAAAATTTTCGCAGCTACAGCCACAAAGAACCGCACCGAGATTGCAGCCAACAAGGAAACCACGATGGCGGAGCAGATTGCGGCAATCCGCAAGCAGGGTGTGGCAACCGACCTTGTAGACAATATGCTTATGAACGTGGACTCACGCATCATCGATGATCCGAACGCAGTGCTTCTTATGACACGCTCGCTTGCTGACGCATTGACTTACGACATCAAGAAGACTTACCACGACATTATGCCTTGGGAGAAGGTCTTCGATGGCTTCCAAACATCGACCTACAACGGCATTAAAATTGCCAGTGTCAGCATTTGGGACAGAATGATTAAGGGCTATGAGAAAGGCGCTACAGCGTACAACCTTCCTCATCGTATGGTCTTCTGTAACCCTAAGCAGCTGATGGTCGGCACACCGCAGGATTCGCTCATTAGTGAGCTGGATGCTTGGTTCGACCACAAGGAGCGTAGAAACTATATCTACTCAACTGGTAAGATTGGCACGGCTCTCCTCGAAGAGAATATGATCCACGCAGCTTACTAATCGCTCCATATCTTCATCAAGTATTAAGTTTCAAATCCTCAACACCCACAAAACGGTGTTGGGGATATAACAATTTTAAAACGAATTAATATGGCAAAAACTTGCGAGAGCCTTATCGCTCAGGACATCATCATCCCTTGCGAAGACCAGGTAACAAAGGGATTGGAGGGCGATGGACTTATCATCAACCGAGACGACATTGACTTTGCCAAGTCCGTTGTCGTGGGTAATATAATTAGCACATTGGTCTTGAAGACTGGCAAGAAAGCATACGCTATCCGGCAGGAAGGCAGCAAGCCATACACTGGAACCAAGACCGAGCTGATCGTTGGCACGTATCGCAACAGCTGGAAGAATACCGTAGCAGTCGTGGTATTGGCAAACACACCTGACGTTTGCGCCAATATCATTGACGGACTGGCGAACGGAAAGTTCGTTATCATCCTGCGCAACCTTTCGAAGGGAGCGGACGGAAAGGCAGAGTACCAGGTATTCGGATATGCGCAGGCACTGAAGGCAAGTGCTGGAGAAAACGACAAGTACTCAGACGACACCGAGGGCGGCTGGCTTATCACGCTGGAAGAGGAGAGCGTACCGAAGGCAGCTTATTTCTTCTTTGATACAGACAGCGAGACAACGGCAGCCAAGTACGCCAGTCTGACAACAGAAGCCGTAGGAGGTTAAGCTATGACCTACGAGGAAGCAACAGCCAAGGTCGGAGAGTTGAAGGAACGGTATGACAGTCCCTTTGACGCATCCGACAAGGCAGTTATCGAAACTCTATATTTCGAGGTAACACGGAAGCGGTTTGTACCGACAACCTGCCAGCAGTGTTACCACGATGCTTTGATTGAAATTTATCTAAAACTCAAAAAAGAAAAGGCTATGCCAAAGCAATGTAATTACGTAATGAAGGCAGGCTTCATCATTTCCTGCCCCGATTTCTATAATGGTAAGATTTTCACAAACGAGAACCTGACCGACAAGGTAGCGCACGAATATCTGACGAAGTACCCACAGATGGAGAAATACTTCCAGAAGATACCCAGCGAGGAACTCATCGAGAACAAACAGCAGCCAGCAGGCAGCGACAAGAAGAAAGACCTCGACCAAGCCGAAAAAGCAGGCAAGGAAGAGTAATAAAACAACAGGTAAAACGACACAAGCAGTATGAACGTTAAGACAGTTAAGAAGCCGAAGCGAAGAATTGATATTGGCTACGTGAGCCGATTCAAGATGCAAGCCTACGGATATGATAATCTATATCCGCAGAACCTCGCACGCATCACGGAAGCCAGCGGAACGGCAATGCTCTGCCTTAACCGCTACGCCCGATTCATTGAGGGCTACGGCTTCGACAGCGATGTTATCGCAGCGTTAGCGATGAACCAGCAAGGGGACACGGCAGACGATTTGCTTCGGAACGTATCGGGCGACCTTGCGAGGTTTGGAGGCTTCGCCCTTCACGTGAACTACAACGTTCTCGGGCAGGTGTCGAGCGTGAGCCACGTGCCATTTGAAAATTGCCGACTGGAAGAGACGGACGACAAGGGGAACGTGGCGCACGTCTTGCTGCACCCCGACTGGGAGCAGAAGAAAACGAGGAACGGAAAGCGGTTGATGGTGAACGAGAAGACCATCGAGCGCATCAACACCTTCAATCCCGACCCCGACATCGTTCTTGAACAGATTGAGAACGCTGGCGGTATCGACAGCTACAATGGGCAGATTCTGTGGCAGAGCCTAGACGGAAAGTTTATCTATCCGACAGCCAGCTACGATTCTGCCATCACGGAGATTTCGACCGATGAGGGACTGGGCAACGTGAAGATGAGAAACGTCCGCAACAACTTCCTCGTATCGTGTATGCTCGTAACCAAGAAGGGCGTTCCTAAGTTCAACGAGAAAGGCGAAGAGGTGGAGAGCGGACAGATGATTTCCGATGAAGACCTTTTGCAGTTCCAAGGGGACGAGAGCACAGCGAAGATTCTAGCTGTCGAGGTGGAGAACGAGGAAGACGAACCGAAGGTTGTGGCTTTCCCAACGAAGAACTTCGACAAGGAGTTTTCCGTGACCGATAGCAGCGTTATCGAGCGCATCTACGCACAGTTCCACCAAGAACTCTTCTACTCCATCCGTATTGGCAAGCTGGGATTCAGCGGACAAGTGATGCAGGATGCCTATGAGTACTATGCTGGAGAGGTGACGACAGAGCAGCGATTCATTGAGCGAGCCTTCAAGAAGATTTTCGAGAACTGGCACGATCCAGGCATTCAGAACATAGACCCCAAACTACAGCCGTTGAAGTATATCAGCAGCGAGGCGGGAAACAACACCATCAAAAACGAATGACCATGCCAAAGATTGAACGTAAACCATTATTGACGGTCGAGCAGTTCAAGCAACTTGCAAGACCGACCAGCGCACACCTTGATGAGGATGAGGTGGAGAAGCTTATCCGAGAATGCGAGGATGCCTTTATCTTGCCAGCCATCGGCTGGGCGAACTTCAAGGCATCAATCGGACTTTGCCCATGGGACAACACCTTCGATGACTCTTTTATTCCCGATTTATTCTTGGACGGAGGCGAGTGGGACACCAAGGAGAGAGACGAGGACGGAAACGAATTCAAGAAGCTAAGGTATTGTAACGGTGTACGCAAGGCGGTCGCTTATTTCACGTATGCGAAGTTATTGCGAGCCGATGGAACAATTATAAGCCGTGCGGGCGGTATGCGTCACAGAGACGAATATTCCGACCATGTGCAGGACATAACCAACAACAAGCAATACAACGACATTATGGGATTGGCAGAAGGGTATTTATCCGACTGCCTATATTATCTTAAGTATCACGCAAAGAGCAAGCAGATAAGCCCGGTTAGAGGTAGTCGGGCGCACGTGCATGCGATAGGAGACTAGAGCGTATGGCAGACACAGTAATCAAGACAATTCCCCAAATGCGGGAGGTGGCTCAAAAGGTCAAGAATGAGACGGAGGTCGGTTGCAATACCGCAGACCGTGTCGGAGGGCTTTTCGAGGACATCGTAAATCATATCGGGCAGCACGAAGACAGCCTTTTAGTCCTTGGGGAAAGCGAGTATAATTCCATCAACAAGGACGAAAGCAAGATTTATTTTGTTTACGAGGAGGAATAGGTATGATTCGGGCATTTGGACACGACATAGCGATAATACAAGCCAAGGGCAAGGTTATCGCGGCGGTCTATCGAGGAGCGAGGCTTGTTTGGCAAGCGGTCCGTTCTTGCTTCGGGAGCGGGCACTGGATAGACTCTAAACCATGGATTGATAGCGAAGCATGGAAAAATAATTAAAAGTAATAACAATGGCAAAAGTTTATGATAAACCGATAAACCTTTCCACCAACTGGGGAGGGGATTCCAGCACTGGAAACTTGCCGGTGTCGGGACGGCGAGTACAAGAACTCATCAAGAACACATTCGCTAAGAAGGGCGGCTTCTTCCAAGTTAAGGATAGCAAGTTTTTGCAGGTTTTTGCCAGCGAGGAAGACGCTAAGAACTACAACAAAGACAGCGAGAAATACGCCGACTTGGTTCTCTCGCAGATTCAACTTCCGAACACTGGAGCAACGCAAGCGACAATGAAAAATACGATTCTCGCCACGCCTAGCGAATATACGACCCCTGGGAGTGCCGAGATTTTCAAGTTTAGGTACTTATCCTATTACGACAACGAGCAAGACCTTTCTCAGATGAGCGGTTCTTGTACGGTTTACGTTGCGGGTTTGCAGCGTGAGCGCATTTCCCTGCGTTCGGGCAGCACGTATACGATTGATATAACGAAGTACATAGGCGATGATGTTACGGAAATCAGATTCACTATCGACAACGGGGAGGGAAGCAGCAGAAGCTACGTTTACGAAGTCACAACCGTAAACCTTTTTGTTTCTTCAAGCTTCGATAGCGTGACCGCATACGAGGGTGCAATCCCATTTGTGTACACACCAATCGGCAATATCAAGAAGGTCGTCCATATTCTCTTGGACGGCGAGGAGATACACACCGAGGAGACGGAAGTCAACAACCGCCAGCAGTCCTTTGAGATTCCAGCGCAAGCGCACGGAGCGCATAGCCTGGAAGTTTATCTGTCCGCATCCGTGCAGGGGTCGGAACTGGAGAGTAACCACCTTAACTTTGCGCTCGTCTGTATCGAGCGAGGAAACGAAACCCCAATCATCGCTAGCACCATGGAACATATCTATATGAAGCAGTACGAGACGGTTTCCATTCCTTTTGTGGTCTATGATCCATTGAACAACCCAGCAGACATTACCTTGAAGATTAACGGCTCAACCGTTGCAACCCGAAAGGTTGACCGCACCCAGCAATCGTGGGTATACAAGTCGATGAGCCAAGGCGGTGCCGCTATGACGATAACTTGCAGAAGCGTAAGCAAGACTTTCCCATTGACTGTTGACAAGTCTTCCATTACATCAGAGGCAGAAACCCGGAACCTCGAGTTGTTCCTAACCTCGCAGGGCAGGAGCAACCAAGACACCAACAAGGAGATATGGAAGTACAATGACATCGAAGTTTCTTTCAATGGTATGAACTATCAGACCAACGGCTGGGTCGAGGATTCGGACGGCAACATTGCCATGCGCTTAAGCGGCGGTGCAACAATGAGCATACCTTTGCATTTGTTCGCCAAGGACATCAGACAGACTGGAAAAACAATCGAGATTGAGTTTGCTGTAAGACAGATAACCGACTTTACAAGCGTAATCCTATCATGCATGCAGGGCGGCATCGGCTTGCAACTGACCCCTAACACGATTTCCATTACATCGGAGCAATCAGCACTGGAGACCAAGTACAAGGAAGATGAGCGTGTCCGCATCTCTTTCGTTATCGAGAAACGAGCCAATAACCGATTGATGCAGATTTACATCAACGGCATCAAGTCCCAGTCTTTGCAGTACCCGAACAACGATGGATTCACGCAGTCGGCACCTGTAGGAATAACCGTTGATTCTTCGACAGCCACAATCGACATCTACAATATCAGAAGCTATTCCAACAACCTCAACGCCCAGCAGCTTCTGGACAACTATATTGCGGATATGGACGACATAGAGAAGAAACTGACTATCTTCAACCGCAACCAAGTTTATGATACATACGGCAATTTGAGCTATTCCAAGTTGCTGGAGCAGATTCCGTGTCTCATTATCACTGGTGAGCTTTCCCAGTACAAAGGCGACAAGAAGACCGTAGCTATCGAGTATGTGGACAAGAACAATCCAGCGAATAGTTTCACCGCAGACGGCGTGGAGCTGAACGTGCAGGGTACTTCTTCCCAGTACTACCCACGCAAGAACTACAAGGGCAAGTTCAAGAACGGCTTCAATATGACCGCCAGCGGCAAGCACGAGGATAACTTTGCGCTTGATAAAGATGCAGTTTTGCCAGCGAACGCCTTCTGCTGGAAAGCGGACTTCGCCGAGAGCAGCGGCACACACAACACTGGACTTGCTAATTATATCGGCTGGATGCTCAAGGAGGCGGGCATACAGACAGAGCCACAGAAAAAGAACTCGCTCATCCGTACGACCGTATATGGAGAGCCATGTTTGATTTTCCACAGAAGCAAGGCAGGGGAGACACCTCTGTTCATCGGCAAGTACAACTTCAACACCGACAAGAGCGCAGAGAACACATTCGGCTTTGCGGAGGGGGACGAATCGTGGGAGTTTCTGAACAACACCAGCGACCGCTCGAATTTCCTTTCAGCCGATTTCAGCGGTGACGGATGGAAGAACGATTTCGAAGGTCGTTATCCTGACGGCAACGAAGACATCTCGAAGATGAAGGAAGTGTTTGCATGGGTAGTATCTTGCAAGGGTAACGTTGACAAGTTCAAGGCAGAACTGGAACAATATTTCGACAAGAAGACAATTCTCTTCTATGACCTCATTACATTGGTTTTCGGAATGGTTGATCAGCGAGCGAAGAACCAGTTCTTGACATATTACACTGGCGGCAAGTGGCTTTTCATTTTCTATGATAACGATACCGTCTTCGGCATCAACAACGAGGGCGCAATCGGATTCAGCTACAACATCGAGATACACGATGTTATCGGCAACTTGAACGCTTACAATGGAGCGAACTCCTTGCTTTGGGAGCTCGTTGAAAGCGCATTCGCAGATGACATCAAGAGCCTTTATCAGACCTTGCGACAGAAGAACATTCTGACCTATGACAAGGTTATCGAGTATTGCAACACAAGACAGAGCGACAAGTGGTGCGAGGCGGTTTACAACGAAGACGGCTATTTCAAGTACGAATCGCCTTTGATTGACGGATATACGGACTATTCCACTGGAACTGCGCAGACCGTGAAGACTGGAGCATTCTTGTATGCCCTTCAAGGTAGCCGAGATGCACACAGAAGATGGTGGCTCTACAACCGATTCAAGTACATGGATTCTAAGTTCCAGGCAGGCTCTTCGTTGTCAGACTACATTACTTTCCGAACATACACACCGAGTGTATGGGTAGGTGTCGAGCCAAAGGCAGACATCACCATCGGTGCGTTCTCGGCAATGTATGGAACTATTCGCTGGGGTAGCGTGACCAAGAGTGAGAGAATGCGAGAGGGAGAAGTGAAGACTATCACTGCACCTGCTGGCATCAAGTTCAACGACACCGAGACCATTATCTACAATGCTTCTATGATAAAGAGCATTGGCGACTTGTCGGCTCTATACATTGGTACAGTTGATGTATCGAAGGCAACCAATATAACAGAACTTATTATCGGCTCATCAGTGAGTGGCTACCAAAACAAGAACTTCAACGTTTTGTCCCTGGGTAACAACTCGAAGCTGAGAAAGCTGGATATTCAGAACTGCCCGAACTACACTGCAAGCATTGACGTGAGTGGTTGCGAGAACATCGAGGAGATTTATGCGAGAGGCACTGGCGCAACAGCCGTGAACCTTGCTGAGGGTGGCGTGCTCAGAGTTTTGCAGCTTCCAGCCACCATTACCAACTTGACGTTAAAGAACCAGCAGAAGCTGGGGCTCGGTTTAACCATGGAGTCGTGGGCGAACCTTTCAACACTAGTTGTCGAAAACTGCCCAAATGTTGACTTCTTAAGTATCGCAGACAGCGTTCTCTCCTCAACGAACGCATTAAAGTACGCTAGATGCACCAATATTGATGCAACCAAGGCGGATTTCAATATCCTGAATAAACTTTCAAGAATCAAGGGAATTGGCGACAACAACGAATATACGGAAACCGCATACTTGAGCGGAAAATATGTTGTGCTTAAGGCTATCAAGGAAGACATCGAGAGAATGAAGAGTCTTTATCCTTATTTGTCAATTTCAGCAAGAACAACGCTGGAAACCATATTTGTTACATTCAAAGTGACAAGTCAATATGGAGTAATAAAAGGAGCGACCGTTGAAATCAATAGCTTGATATACGACCTTTCCTCGGGAACGGCAAAAGTGCCATTGGCAAAAGGAGAACGCTACGATTACGTTATCCGATATAGTGGAGGCGAAGATACTGGATACATTACACCTTCTTCGGACACGACCATATCAAAGTCGTACGAAATCGAATTAGACATTATGACGTTGAAGCCAGAGCCTGACGGAAAGATGCAATTGTTGGTAAAAGGAACGTCTATTCAGATAAACCTTTATTCGGGAAGTGGCATAACCACGGACTGGGGAGATGGAACAACGAATTCCGAACTTTCGCATACATATACAGATGGCAATTCTTTGCATAATATCTCTATTAATTCCGCAAACGATGAAATAGCATCAATCTATTTTGCTGGAGATTACACCGTTTTGGCTTTTTGGGGCATCGGAAAATCAAAGGCTAGAATTTCAAGTTTTAAATCACAAAATAGTTTGGAATACATCACTGATGATTTATTCTATAATGGTAGAATATATGATATTAGTGGATACTTCAATAGCTGCTATAAACTTAAAACGATACCAGCCAAACTGTTCGAGCCGATTACAGACTTGACTTCACTGTATAATTATTATTCTAATGGTATATTTGGTAGTTGCAGTTCATTAAAGGAAATTCCAGCAGGGCTTTTCGATAAGCTAGTCAATTTGTATATAGTTGGTCCTATGTTTAGCTTTTGCAGTTCATTAAAGAAAATTCCAGCAGGGCTTTTTGATAAGCTTGTAAATATGACTCTTCAAAAGCCCTCATCTGGATATGGACTTTTCGAGAGTTGTAGAAAGCTAGAGGAATTCCCGTATAATTTGTTCGATAATAACGTGAAAACTGAGTTTTATAACGTATTCAAAAACACAGCCTTGAAGGTCGGTTTTCTGCCACTCTGTAAAGAGTCCAATGATAAACAACATGCAGGCATCTACGAAGGTTGTTATAATATGCAGAAGCTCATTGCCCGAACTGCCACACCTTGCACTATAAACAGTGTAACAATTCCTAGCGCAGACCAGCTAAAAATATACGTTCCCGATTCAGCGATAGAGACATACAAGGCGGCAACGAACTGGAGTGCCCACAAAGATAAAATTGTCGGTTGGAGCGAGTTGACGGACGAGGAGAGACAGAAGTATGGATTGACAACATAAACGATTAGGATATGAAGATAGACAAAGACAACGACAAGCACATCATCGCTGATGATGGAAAGACGTTCGAGCGCATCGCAGATGGCACGAACTATGGAAAAGAGATTTATCTAGGGTATTCGTATTTCATTGGTGGGGAGAAGTTGGACGTTCCCCACCTTGACACGCCCGAGGACTTCCGAGAGGTTGACGAGCCAAAGGAAGATGAACAAAAAGAGAACAGAGATGAATGACAAGGAGAAAGAACTATGGCGAGTTATAGACAACGTAATCAAGTGTTGTGCTATTGAACTTCGGAACGGAGAGCTGAGCATTACGAGAGAAGACGTTCTCGGCAAGTCGAGAGCAGAAAACCTCGTGATGACACGATGTATGGTCGTTGAGCAGATGGTACACGCAGGATTCAGTATAACGACCATTGCGACCGTATTAAACCGCACCGTTCCAGCTGTTAGGCATCTTTGCAAGATGGCTTACACTTATCTCGGCACGTCTCGAGTTTATCGACTTGCAACGGCACAAGCGACCTTGCTAAACAAGGACGTTGAGCCGATTTGTATTTAATCAAGAAACAAAAAGAAAATAACCAAAAGCGTTCTTTGAAAATATTTCGATAAATACCCCTGCACTAACTTTTTGGAGCGAGCCAAAAATCAGAGTATCTTTGCAGCGGATTCCAGTATTTGGTTTCCGTAACGTAATTAACTCAAAATTTATGGCAGACACAATCGAGAAAGTTTATTGCACTGGGGACGGTGGCAATGACAACCTGGCGGCAGCTTTGCTCGCTAGAGGTAGAGACAATGATCCAGCGACTATGCTGGCAGCAATGAACGGTGGTATGGGCAACTGGATGAATAACCCGTTTGCCTATATGATGATGATGGCTTGGATGCGAGACTGGAATAACCGTGGCGGCAATTTGCAGGACACGGAATTGCAGAATCAGATTGCGAGCCTTCGCACACAGATGCAGGACGGCAATAATACGGCTCTCCTGATGGACGCAGTGAAGGGCAACGGCGTTGCTCTTGGTCAGCTTGCGCAGAATCTTAACTGCGATATGAACCAGCTGCAGAATGCAGTCTGTGGCGTGCAGGCAGCAATCCAAGATGTAGGCGGCAAGGTTGGTCTCAGCGCAGAGCGAGTAATCAACGCAGCGAACCTCGGAAACCTCAACATCATCCAGCAGTTGAAGGACTGTTGCTGCCAGACCCAGCAGAACATCATCAAGATGGGCTACGAGAACCAGCTGGGGCAGAAGGACATCCAGAACTCAATGCAGCGAGGATTCGATTTCAACAACCGCAGCATAGAGCGAGGCTTCTCAGCACTCGGTTTCCAGCTTCAGCAGGACAAGTGCGACATCATCCGCTCGAACCAAGACAACACCCAGCGAGTTATCGATGTGCTGAACAATCACTGGCAGCAGGATTTGCAGCAGAGGTACAACGATGCACGCCTGGAGTTGAGCCAGCAGAGACAGAACGCTGAACTTATTGCAGCGTTGAAGACCACCACAACCACCACTGGAGCGTAGGAGGTCTAAACAAAATCTATCAAGGGGCAACTCACCGTGCTATCGGTGAGACCCCTTTTTGTCTATTTATCGAATTATCTAAAAAGAGCGCATTATGGAATTTAAGAATATACAGAGAAATCACCCGGTCTATCTGCTAGACAAGCAGACGGTGGAAGTTAAGGAAGGCAAGGTCGTAGACAACCAGCCGCACATCAACACTGGCATCGCAACCATTTCCAGCAGCGGACAGCCAATGCGAGACGTAACAATCGAGGTGGAGGGAAAGCAGACCATCTATACCATCCCCGAACACCTGGGAGTAACCTTTGCAGGCGAAACCGTACTGGCAACCGACAAGGCAGACCTTTTGCCCGAAGTTGGGAAATTGGTAAATGAAGCCGATGAGATAATCAAGGCATACGAGCCAAGCAAGGAGCGGAAAGCCAAGGGCGAAGAATTGCTTGCATCTTTGAACCCCGCAATCAAGGAGAAGCAGGAAACCGAAAAGCGTTTCAAGGCACTTGAGGGCGATATAAGCGGCATTCGTGGCATGGTTAAACAGTTACTCGACAAACTAGGATAGGAGGGCGCACAATGAAGAAAATAATCGTTATGCGCCATTCTTGCAACAGCGAGGAAGAGCGACACCAGCACCAAGAGAGTGACATCATCCACGGCTTGCCATACGAGAAGGCAGCAAAGGCTTTGATGGGAGCCAGCGGATATGCGGCATACGTTGCCAAGCACGGCTACCACTTCACGAAGCAGCTAGCTATCAAGGCTAGCGAGCAGATGAAGAACGTAGATGGAACGAGCCACCGATGGACTGTTGACGAAATCCGGCTGGCGACAAACAACGAGATAATCTCAAAGGGCACGACCCTCGGGGATATTCTCTATTTGGCTAATATGGCTTATGCGGACTTCTATCCAAAGGTAATCAAGACCGAGAGCGACTGCGTACAGTATGCTATTGCCGTAGCCAGTGATCCAGACGGATACGAGGGTATGGCATTCTGCAGGTGGACGGCAGACATCATCGGGAAGGGTGTGACCATCGACTGGGAGAAATTGGAATAAACAAAAAAAATAAATTGATATGAGCGAAGTATTTCACGATTTTCAGGTGCACCACCTATATCTGTGCGCCCTAGTAATTTTTATCTGTTTCGCTACGATTCTGATAGCGATGACAATTGACTTGATAGCAGGCATACAGAAGGCGAAGGAACTGCATGTTGCAAGAACGTCAACCGGCTTGAAGAAGACGTGCGACAAGGCGAAGAAGTATTTTCCGACATTCGGTATTGCTTCGCTTATGGACGTTGCTACGTGTATTATCTCTCCCTTCCCTATGTTTTCCATCGCCTGGACGGTGTATCTGCTTTTGTGCGAGTTCAAGAGCATCCGGGAGAAGGCATACGAGAAGGCAGAGATACGCAAGCAAGACCGCACGATGCAGGTGATCCTCGAAAATAAGGATGAAATTGCGAAGGCGGTTGTCGAGATAATGAAGGAAGAGCGGAAGAAAGGAGGAGATAATGAGAATAACTAGGGCGCAACTGGTAAAGATAATGCCGAATGCAGGCAGCAAGGCAGACACCTACCTTCCAATCATAAACGGATGGGCGGAGCATTTCCGCATCAATACTCCTTTGCGAATGGCGCACTACCTCGCACAGATTGCCCACGAAAGCGGAGAGTTGAGATACACCAAGGAGCTTGCAAGCGGCAGAGCCTACGAGGGCAGGAAAGACCTCGGAAACACCCAGCAGGGCGATGGCGTGAAGTACAAGGGCAGGGGATTGATACAGATTACCGGGCGAGCCAACTACCAGAAGTATGCCAATTATTGCGGCTTCGATGTTGTTGGCACACCCGAGCTTCTTGAGCGACCATTTGGGGCAACGAAATCCTCAATGTGGGTATTCGACACCTTCGGCTGTAATGAGCTGGCAGACCAAGACAACTTGAAGGCTATCCGAAGGAAGATAAACGGAGGGTACAAAGGACTGGCAGAATGCGAAAAGTATTTAAAGCGAGCCAAGGAAGCCCTGGAAATTAATGTGCTTACACAATAAACACATCAATCTAACGTTTATAGAGTATGGAAAATTCAAGAAAAGGGCGAAATTTGCGTTCTGTGGCGTTATTTCTCGCCGTGCTTATAATTACCCCACTTTTGATTTTGGGCTGTTCCTGCGCAAAAACAGCTACAAATAACACAGTTTATCGCGATAGCGCACACACCAGTGTAAGACGTGACAGCGTGAGCCAGCGACAGATCCACTGGCAGGACACCCGGCAGCACGACAGCGTATTCAAGCAGGACAGCGTACTGGTGTACATCAAGGGCGACACCGTAATCAAGGAGCGGTGGCACAACCTTACGACCACCAGGTGGAAGACAACGACCAAGACGGACACCATCGTTGGGGACACCTACGTTTTCGTGACCGACACCGTGAAAGTCAAGCATTACGTGAACCGATATAAGACCAAGGAGGTAGAGAAGCCAGCGAGCACCTGGCAAAAGGTAAGGCTATTCACTGGCGATTGCGTGATTCTGTTTCTGTTCCTTCTTTTGGCAAACTGGATAAAGGAGCGCATCAAGAAGAGAGTTCAATAGGTTCAATCATAATATCATTTGTTAGAAAGGGCAGGAAGCGCAGGAGAGCGTTTTCCTGCCCATTTTTGTGCGAAGAACACTTTTCATTGAGAGAAAAGGGGTAGGGGATATGAGAGTTAGATTATATATTCATTCAAACTAAGGCGTGCAGGTTATTATTATATAGAGTGTGGAAAACTAAGACAACCGATTGGCTGTCATTGACATACGAGGTAAAAAACGACCGAAAACGACTGGTAACGACCGGAAATAGCTATGTTTACATCATAAACAGTAAATAAAAGTTAAAATATTAATATCTTTCGGGAAAAGTTTTGGTGGAACGGAAAAATATTAATATCTTTGCATTGTGTTTAGGAGATAAGCACATTAAACATTCAGTAACTTAAGCCCTAGGCAACACGGTTAAGCCAAAGAAAATGAAAAAGTCAAATTCAAACGTTTTAGAGTTCACAACAAAGTTCATCAACTCAAACTTCCGCATCAAGGTATTCGGACGCACAGAGGATGGCAAGAAGATAAACACTCTCGTAGGTGTAAGCGGTATCTTGAAGCTCATCGGAGCTGAACTTTTCAACAAGTTTATCAAGCGAGCATTGAAGGCAGGTCTGGACGCTTGCCGCTGCGCACTCAGAAGAGGATTGGTAGTGACACTTTATGCTAAGTAATCAAGGGAGGACATAGATATGAGCGACTGGAAAGTATGGAGAGTTATCGGGTGCTACGGAAGGTATACCGTAGCACTCGTAAAACCCGAAATCAACGGAAGAGACAAGGTTGTTGAGCTCTCAAACAAGTGGTTCGGATTTTCAGAAATAAAAGAAGCCGATAAGCTTGCAGCCCAACTTAACAAGCGAGACGGATTAAAAGAACTTTATGATTAAAAGATATGAAACAATACATTTTGAATGCTAAAAACAGCCTTGGGGAAGTTGACAGTCACATCGAGGACTACAGAACCAAGGAGAGAATGGAGGAAGAGTTTGCACGCATCAAGGAAGTTTACAGAAACAACCCACATGCGGAAATGCTGGAAGAAGGAGACCGACACTTCAAGGTTAAGATGGGTAGGGTGACATTCGAGTATTACATCACTGAACGAGAAATTTAAATTTGGTAAGATATGAAGGAATACGACAAGATACCAGCACAAGCGGTGGTCGAGGTAACGACCAGCTGGGGAAGAACCTGCTTGTTAGAGATTGGGCGAGACCTCAAGGAAGGCACGGTGCTCAATGGCTATTATTATCCGGTAAGCAAGGCTTTCGACTTTGAATGGAAGGGAGAGGGCGCAATGCTGTGGATCGGGGACAACGGAAGGCTTGTAAGTCTCGGAGAAGGACAGAAGCACAAGTATATGATGCTTGGTCGTATGCTATCCGACTGCGAGTACTTCCTTCGCAACCCATACGAGCGGCACCTCTATTTCCCGAGCATCGCCCGGCATTGCAAGGAAATGCGCCAGTACTGGCTGTCGTTGAATATCAAGCCGGAGTGGTTATCTTATAAGCAGATTGGCAGGATTGAGCACAAGATGAACCGAATGAAAACGAAGTTAGATAGACAATTAAAAAAAGACAGATATGGAGAATAGAAGAAACATCAAGAGAACGAAGAAGGGTGCTGGCTCAACGGTCAAGCTAGTTGGCATACAGATAGACAACGACCTGCTGCCTTTCCTCAACGCATTGCCCAACAAGTCACGATTCATCAATGATTTGTTGAGAAAGAAATTTTTCGGAAAATAATTTGGTGGTTTCAAAGGAAAAGCGTACCTTTGCATCACTGAATGTTTAAAGTGGTTACCACTTATTACCCCAGCGACTCGACTTTTTCACCGCTGGGGTATTTTTTTGCCCATTTTAAGCCGTAAATGTAAAATAACATTAAAATAACAATAAAATAAAAAGAAAATCGTTTAAAAATTTGGTGGAACGGAAAAATATTAATATCTTTGCATCGTGTTTATGAGATAAGCACATTAAACATTCGGTAACTTAAGCCCTAGGCAACACGGTTAAGCCAAAGAGTTATGAAGATTAATACTTTCCCACGCACTAAGACAGAGGCTATGGAGATTGCTAAAGAGTACATTTCAAATCCTGATGGTCTCGCTTATGATATGGATATGAGTGTTGAAGAAGCTAAGGAATTGGCAGAGATTGTATGTGAGCATCGCATCCTCACCGTTAAATGCGATGGTGACGCTCCATTGAAGCTTTATTATAAGGTTGAAGAGTAATTATAAATATATCAGTAACATCTAAGCCCTACGCATCACGGTTAAGCGATAAGAAT